CTTTCGACTTTTGACTATGCTCTTCTTCTTGGAGTTACTAATTTATTTATGGCTCCGAAATATGATGTGGTTAGAGGAGGGGTTAGTTATAAGAAGGGCTGGAGGACTGATACAAATTCAAGAAACGAGTTGATTTCGGGAATTAGAAATTATTTGATTGATCGAGCTGGGAAGCTTAACTCGCAAAGACTTGTTGGTGAACTTCTTACTTTCGTGAGAAGTAAGACTGGTAAGGCTCAAGCAAAGAGTGGTACTCATGATGATATGGTTATTAGCTTGGGAATTGCTGTTCAGATAGATGACTTGGTTCCTTTGGATTATGAAGTGGTTAAGGAAGCTCGGCTTGATTATCCTGGGCAAGAGTTTATTGGGGTAGATAGAGAGACACTTAAGATTGAAGGTGAGGATGTGAGTATTGAGGGAAGGTGTCTTGCGACAGCTCTGAAGGCAAGGGATGCTGTTGAGCACCCAGAGGTTTTAGAGCAAAGGGGTGGATGGTATGCCTAAAGCATTTGAGAAGTGTGTGAGAGAAGGTGGGAGAGTGAGGACTATTAAGACTTCTAAGGATAAATATAGGCATATCTGCTTTCGTGATGGGAAGTCTTATGCCGGACATAGTAAGACTAAGAAGAAAAAGAAGTAGTAATGCCTGAGCTTTTACCTTCGCCTAAAGGAGCTTTCTTGAGGTTTTTCTTAGAATTTGGGAGGCAAAAAATGAGTTTTAGAAAAGAGGTTCGAGAATTTATTTCTGAGTGCAGAGAGCATAAAAAGAAGAAAAATGGAATAGTTGCTCTTTTAAAAGAACAGATTGTTCGACTTGAAGATCAAAACAAAGATCTTATGAATAGACTTATGGCGAGGGATCTTCCGGAGCTAACTACATTTACGCTTCCGGAGATTGAGAATAAGAAAGAAGTATATAAGCCTGAGGAAGATGAGGCTCTTGCTGGAGAGGTTGTGAATATTACTTGACCTTTTCAATGTTTGAAAAGGTTCTGGGGGAAAAGATGGAACAATCTGAATATTCAAGAAGATTAGAAGAGGGGCTTTTAGAGAGTAGAAGGTTTCTTGGAACTCCGAGGGGGGTTGCTCCTCTGCCAGAGCAAGAAGATTTCAGTTGGTGGGGAAATATCATAGACTTTTACGGAATGGAGAAAATTCAAGAGTTCTTTATAAATATGTTTAATAGAGAGAACTATCGGAAGAGGCCTACTACTATTGATCCGAGATATGGAAAAGATAATATGCGCATTATCAAGGATATTTTGGAGGAGTAATGAAAAGCTCTGTAAAAGATCTTATGAAGAAGAAATTTGGACCCAAGGGAGCCGATGCTCTTTGGCCAGTTATAAAGGAGCGGTTTGATTTGGGGATGGAGTTAAGACGTCCTTATGAGCAAAGATGGCTTCTTAATTTGAGTTTCTTAGCAGGAAAGCAATATGCCTTTTTTAATGAGGGATCTAATCTGCTTCAGCATCTGATTCAGAGGAAGGGAAGGCTGAGGGTAGTAGATAATAAAATTTTACCTCGGTATCAGAAGCAGGTCTCCCGGCTTATTCGTAATCATCCGAGAATGAGCGTAGTACCTTCCTCGACCGATCAAGAAGATCTTAAAGCTGCTAAGCTTGGCGATAAGGTCTTGAAGAATTTCTGGAGAACTAATCAAATGAGGAAGAAGATTAGGACTCTGGCTGGCTGGATTTACTCTTGCGGTAATGCTTATCTCGACGATAGGTGGAATCCTAAGCTTGGACCTGTTAAGGCACAGGAAGACGGGAAGCTTTATTACTCTGGAGATGTAGACTGCGGAGTTTGGTCACCTCTGGAGATTGGTGTTCCAGCTGGAGGAATTACTGATCAAGAGATTGACTTGTTTCCCTGGATGTGGAAAGCTAAATATAGACCTCTTGAGTGGATTCAAATGAACTATAAGAGAGGAAAGGAAGTTAAGGCTGAGGTTCGTCCTTCTCCTTATGTGGATTCCAGCGTGCTCTTTGGCTCTTCTCAGAATTTTTCTACTCATGAGCTTGAAGGAGCTACGGTTATTGAGCTCAAGATTATGCCCTGTGGAGAGTTTCCAAAAGGGAAGTTTCTGGTGGGAGCTAATGGAATAGTGCTTCATACTTCTGATTATCCTTTTGATACTTATCACATTGAGCAATTTAAGGATATAGAAATTCCTGGGGTGTTTTACGGAATGGCTACTACTGAAGCCGCTATTTGGCTGCAGAAACTTCATAATAGAACTTTGAGTGATATTGCTGAGTATAATCGTGTGATGGCTCGAGGAAAATGGTTGATTCCGAGGAACGCAAAAGTCGAAGTTGAGATGGATGATTCTCATGGACAGAGGATTCTTTATAGTCCTGTACTTGGCCATAAGCCTGAGATGATTACTATTAAGGGACTTCCTGCTTCTTACCAACAGACTCTTATGATTGTTGCCTCAAGTCTCATGGAACTCTATCATCAGCATGAAGTAACTCAAGGGACTAATAAGAGTGATATTCGTAGCGGAGAAATGGTTGCCTTGCTTCTTGAGCAAGATGACTTTGGTAATGTTCCTACTCATGCGGTTTTTGAGGAAAGTCTTGAAGCAGTAATGCGGAGGGTTCTCCGAAGAATCCAGAAAGGTTATAAGGATGAGAGAATTATCGCTGTGGTTGGGAAGGATAATGAGCATGAGTTGTTTAATTTTAAAGGAGCCGATCTTCGTAATAATACTGATGTTTATGTTACTAAAGAAAGTAGTATTCCTGATTCTAAGGTTGCTAGACAATTTAGGGTTAAAGAAAATTATAAAGAGGGTTTGTATGGGAATCCTCAAGATCCCGAGACCAGGGAGAGGGTTTTGAAGATGCTGGATGAGGTGCCTGAAGATGTTAAGGATATTTTTCAAGAGTCTCATTTAGATAAAAACAACGCTCAAGTTGAAAACAAGGCAATGCTTAGTAACCCAGGAGTACAGTTTCTTGCTAATGCTTATGATGATCATGCTGCTCATCTTAAAGAGCACCGTTGGCAGAAGAAGCAACCTGAGTATCAGAAATTGAAATTTGAAGATCCGGAGATGTTTGTGACTTTGGAAATGACTTTTATGACTCACGAACAGCTTCATCAGCAGTTTTTAGATGAGCAAATGAAAGCTCAAGAAGAAAGAATAGTAAGGATGGAAAAATTACAAAAAGGAGGTAAGTAATGGAAGAGGAACAGGAGGTTGCAGTAGAGGAAGTTTCTACTATAGAAAAGTTGGTTAAGCTTTGGAATGAGTTTGCAGGAGATCTTATCAATCTCCACGAGAGTTGGGATAGATTTCAAGAGCTTTACCAAGAGTCTTCTCGAGCAGAGCTTGAGGCCTCAGTGAGTTTGAATAAGTATGCTTCAATGTTTGGTAAGACTCGTTTCGATTTAATGTTACCTGAGTTAGTTGGACACTGTCGAGCATTTGCGGGAGGTTATGACAAGTTAATGATAACGGATTTAGAAAAGGAGAAAGAAGATGTCTAAGGAAAATGGAGCTCAGGGCGACCAGGGAGCTGGTGGTTCCGGAGACCAAAAGATTAGGGTAGGAGAGAAAGACTATACTGCAGCCGATGTACAGAATCTACTCTCCTCTGCGAAAGCTTCTACAGAGAAGTCACAGCAAGTTTCAAGGATTTTAGATGTCTGCGCAAAGTATGAAATGGAGCCAGAGGAATTTGCGCAGCAAGCGGTTGGTGGATTTACTGTTATTAGTGAACTTATTAACGAAGGAATTATTGATGCTCAAGGGAATATCTTGAAGAAGGATGTCAAGGAGAAAAATGAGAAGAAGTCTGATAATCTTGACTCTCTATTCAATCTGGATGATATGAAGGATTCCCCTAAGAGTGCTGATAAAATTGCAGCAATCGTCAACAAGGCGCTTGAAGCTCCAATGGGCGAGCTTAAAAAGGGTTTTGATGATTTGAGGGATATTCAAACGAGTATGATCCGGAGTAACTATCAGAAAGAGATTATCGGTAAGTTTCCTAATCTTGACGCTGAGGATGTTTCTAAGATCTTTGCTATTAGTATGGGAGATAGAACTAAGAATCTCTGGGACGTAGCAAAGAAAGCATCAGAGGCTAAGGCTATAAGACAGGCCGAAGTCGAGAAGGCTTTTGCAAAAAAGCACGGACTTGACTACGACGAGATGTTAAAAAGAGCGGGAGAGCAAGACGAGAATAACCTTAAGGAAAAGGACTCCAAAGGTGGTGCAGCTTCCTTGGCAGAGGGGAAGAAAATCAGCTTTAGGCCGAAGGGCCGATTTGGAGACAAAGCCGATAAGGTTATAGATCCTCTTGAACTCACCAAGGAATATTTTCTTAAGGTAGATAATGGAGGTTAATTATGGCTGGCTCAGCTGCGAATCTTAGTCATTATGACGAGGTTCTAAAAACGTATTATCTTCCTGGGGTTCAGGATTATCTGAATCATGATACTATTCTCTCAGATATTATAGAGGTAAATGAGAAGGATATTAGTGGAAAGGATGCTACTATTGAGTGTCATTATGGAAGGAGTACTGGAACGGGAGCAGTAGCAGATGGTGGTGCGTTGCCTACTGCAGCTTATCAGAAATTTAAAACAACGAAAGTTCCAATGAAATACTTGTACGGTCGTATAGAAGTAACGGGTCCGACACTGGCAGCTACTCGAGATGAGAAGGGTGCTTATGCTAAGGCTCTGGATACGGAAGTCAAGGGGATTGTCAACGACCTCAAGAAGGAAGTTAATAGAATGCACTGGGGTTGTGGCTATGGGATTATAGCAAGGAACTACTCGGCTTGGGCAAGTCCAAGTGTGGTCGTGCAGAAGAACTATAAAACCGGTGGAGATTTTGGTTATGGCTTCGGAAGTACTTTTGGGTCGAAGTATCTGAATACCCAAAGGACTGATGGCTATAATGTTACTCCGTCGAGTATTGGTAGTGCTTCTTCAGGTTCCTTTGCAGTAGATACTACAAACGTAGCAGTTACTGCGGTAAGTAGAGGAGCTGATTATGATACTATTACCTGTACCGACCCAGGTACAACAGAGGTAGCTGGCGAGTTCTTTATTCGTAAGGCTGCTTTGGGTGCTGTGGCTGCGAGTGGTGATCATAGGAAAGAGCCTATGGGTCTTAGGGGTTTGGTGGCTGATCTTGACTTGGATAGTATTGCTTTTACAAGTGATGGTGAGACTACTTGTGGTCTTAGTACCGCTTATAATGATCCTCTTCAGGGTTTAGATGTATCTACTTATCCTTGGTTTGTTGCTATTACAGACAAGCATTCTTCGGGTAGGTATAAAGGCCAGAGGGCTTTGACACTGAACCTCATGCAGACTATGTTTGATATGGTGGAGGAGACTGCGGGTAAGGACTATGGTCCGAATCTAATTTTAACTACTCGAGCGATTAGGAGAGAGTATCTCGAGTTGTGTCAAGCTGATCGTAGGGCAGTTAATACTATGACGCTTGATGGTGGTTGGAAGGCTCTGGACTATAACGGAGTGCCATTTACTGTAGATAATGATGCGATTGATGGAGAAATTTACTTTCTTACTACTAAGGATCTCCAGATGTATCGTATGTCTGATTATAGTTGGATGGAGAAAGATGGAGCTGTGCTCTCAAGGATCTCTGGGTATGATGTTTATGAAGCTGTGCTCTTTAGGTATGAGGAGTTCGGTGTTACTAATCGAGCAACTCAAGGAGTGCTTTGTGATCTTGCTTATAGTAAGGGGATCAATGAGGGCTATTAATCATTAACTTCTGGGGAGGGGCTTCGGCTCCTCCTCATACAATGGTTGGCTGGAGGGATTGATTATGAGGT